GAGAAGAGTGAAACAAAAACAGAACAACCAGCTCCTTTAAAATTAGATTTACCAGTTGTTGATATATCTATACCAATACCTTCACCTGAAGTAATGATTACAGCTGTGACTACTGCAGTTGCAGCTGTAGCTACTACAACACTTGCTCAACCTGTATTTGATTCCATTAAGAAGAAATCACAGAAGTTTATACAAGGGCAAGTTAATAAATGGAAAGCCGCTAATCTACCCCAAAAAGAATGACAGTAAAACTTATTAGTACTACCCCTGATGCTGAGAAACTTATAGCTTATATGGCTAGAGTTTCTAATCCTGATAATCAAGATAAACCTGATAATATTAAACTTATCAAATATCTTATTAAACATAAGCATTGGTCTCCATTTGAGATGGCTAATATGTGTTTAGAAATAAATACTACTAGAAGTATATCTACTCAAATCTTAAGACATAGATCTTTTAGTTTTCAAGAGTTTAGTCAAAGATATGCTGATGTAGCATCATTAAGCACACCACTTGCTCCTGATATCAGACTACAAGATACTAAGAATAGACAAAATAGTATTGATGGTTTAGATCCTATGGCTAAATTAAACTGGCAATCAGCTATGCAATTAAAGTATAATTCTTGCTATACCTTATACAAGAATATGTTATCTGCTGGTATAGCTAAAGAATGTGCTAGAGATGTATTACCTATAGGATTTCCTACTAGATTATATATGAATGGTACTCTTAGATCTTGGATACATTATATAGATTTAAGATCTTCACATGGTACACAAAAAGAACATATGGATATAGCTAATACTTGTAAAGATATATTCATTGCACAATTCCCCTCTGTAGCTGAAGCATTAGAATGGAACAAACAGAAAAATCAAAAGGATTACTCCACAAGTTAAAAGATGGTTTAGAAGATAGAGAAGAACAGATGGCTATCCTAGGTGCTATGGTACGTTTAGGTGTTGTTATTTGGTCTGGATTTATCATAACTTTAAACTATGTAGAATTACCTATGATTCGTAAAAGTCCTGGTGGTGATATAACTTTCCCTGCTAGTATCTTTACAGGAGCACTTGCAACATTCGGTTTAACTACATCGAATAGTAACGGTAAAAAAGAACAGAAACCCAAAACTTAATGAAGAAACTTCTTCTTATATTATTGCTACTTACACCAGTAGCTAAAGCTAATACTATCACACCACAATTCACCCAAGGTAGTATGAACTCAACAACGACTACCACCCAAGTTATAAATGAAACAATTACAACTGAAGTCGTCGGAGGTGCATTAACATCATGGTCAGGTTCAAATGTACAGATAGATACAGCCAGCGAAGGAATAGCTGGTGGTATCGAAGTAACAGATCAAGTATTCGAGATAGTGGATACATCCTTACCATGGACACTAGAAGTAGTAACAAGAGCTGCAGGAGTGGTCGAGACGATCACAGAAGTCAGAGACATAACTACAAACGCTACTACCACCTCCTTGTCTGTCTTCTCACAATAGGTACACCTGTATTTGCAGAAGATGAACAAATCAAGCGGTGCAATTCCAGAATAATGGAGCACCATCAAGACAACAATATGGTCCTAGTCTATCCTGTAGTGGTAGTACAATGACATTCTCACCGTTCTATATGGGTAATCATACAGAACCTAGATCCTTTGATGAAGATATTGGAGGATTACGTCAAGACTCATATACTATTGCAGAGAATTGGGGATTCCAAGTTAACTTTATGATCCCCTTAGATAGACAAACACTTAGACAATGTAAAGCCATTGCTAAAAGACATGAAGAGAAAATGAGATTGGATTATGAACTTGTTCGTAGTCTTAAATGTGCAGAGATACAGCAAAAAGGTTTTGTACATAGACCTGGTAGCCGTGTAGCTCATATGTGTCACGATATAGTTCCTATCTCAGCTTTACTTCCACCAAAACCTAAACCCCCTAAAAAGAAATTCGGATTATTTTAAATGATTGCACTTATCAAGCCCATCCTCATGACTCTATTATCTTCTTCTGCAGTGAAAGAACTAGTCATACAACTACTAGAAGCTTATGCAGCATCTACTGATAATACGGTTGATGATAAAGTGGTACAATTAGTTAAGAAAAATTTATTCCCAGGAATTAAAGATGCCTAGACCTCGTAAAACAAAAGTTAAACAAGCAGTTAAAGTAGAAGAAGCTGAGAAAGCTACTCCTACTAAATATGCCCCTCAGACCCTTATAGGAGAGCCTACAATAGGCGTGGAACGTGAAATTGTTACCAGAGTAGGTTTAGGTAATTTAAAGGTCATAGAATCGAAACCACAGCCCTATCAACCATAATGGATAAATTAAAAGTTATTCCTAAAAAAGCTACAGAAGATAACTTTAACGAACTTCATAAACTTGTTACTGATAATTTCTTACATAGAATAAAAAGTGGCAAAGCAACTACCCAAGATCTTAAAGCAGCTTGTGATTGGCTGAAAACAAATGATATTACAGGTGTTGCCTATGAAGGTACTCCTTTAGATAAATTAAATAAGATTCTACCTAAAGTAGATCCCGCTTTAGTACAAAGGAGACTATATGGCACCAAAACGTTCTAAAAATCCAGGTAAGACTTCTAGATACTACCAATCAGCTAAAGGTAGAAAGTCTTATGAAAAACAAAAAGGAAAACAAAAGAAAATTAACAGTACTGCAGCTAAAAGAAAGTATAGAAGAGATTTACTAAAGATTAAACCTTGTCCTAAAGGTCAGGATAAATCTCATAAGATAGTAAATGGTAAAAAAGTTGTTGTCTGTGAAAATACTAAAAAGAATAGAGCTAGAGGTGGAGCTAAACGACGTTGATTTATGACTCCACTATTCCCTAAACCCGATTACTACTTACATAACCTAATAACCATGACAAGCCCTGAAGCTAAAAAGCTCTGGAGAAGAGCTATAAAAGAGCACTTCAATTGTACATGTGTTTATTGCGGAGAAATTTATGATTTACACCAACTTACACTCGATCATGTTAAACCTAAATGTAAAGGCGGCGAAGATATTACGAATAATGTCGTACCCGCATGTAGACGATGTAATCAGGAAAAGGGAAGTAATTATTGGTTGGATTGGATGAGAGCTACTTTTGGCTATATCCCATTCAGAGAACAACAAATTTTATCCCATATTAACTAATCATGTATAAACGAACTACTAAAAAAGGTGAATTAGAAGTAAAACTAGACAAAAATGGGGTATGGAGGACATATCGAGATGGAAAACTTTTACCAGTAGGGACTAGACCTAAAGAACTAGCTATAGCTACAGGTAGAAACTTAGGAAATGCTTTTAGAGATATATTGAAAATAGGTCGATGGGGTAAAAATCCACAATTAGATTATAGAGGATATCCTATAAACCTGCTGGATATGAAGAGGAGGAATTTACTTGCAGCACAAAAGATGGAAGAGGCAAAGGATTCCTTGGATCCTTATACTACTTCAGACAAGCAATATTCCGGAAAACAGGAATTAATCCGTGGTGTTCCTAAAAAAGAATTCCGTGATGGTCAATCAAATCCCCTTACTATTAGAGATGGAGAAATAGAATATAAGGACCTTACAAAAGGTGAGACAGCTCCACAAGGTGTACCAGGACAAGCTAAATATGGTTGGTCAGATGTATTTACTATTAACCCTGAAACAGGTGAAGCTCTTGGTGTGATGGGTAAAAAACAACGTAAAGCATTTGAAAAGAAATATTGGAATGATAAGAGGATTGATAAATCTAAAAAACGTACCTATAATCCTAATAAAAGTACAGGTGGAAAAGCATATACAAGGTATGGATAAATGGAGGATCAACTTACCTTAGAAAATGAAAAACAACTATTAGGATCTCGAATGTTTGATGCTATAGAACATGGAGCTGTTGGAAGTGTCCAATGGCTACAAAAACAAGCTGAAGAAGATCCTGATAGATATACTGATGATATGCTTCGTCTGTTAGGAGGTGGTCTAAAGAATATAAGTTGGGCTATATCTAAATTACCACTTATTGATAAAATAGCACAAGGAGAAGATTGGTTAGCTGAACAAGCTAGAGGTATGAGTGAATATCTATTACCTCAAGTAGATCCCAGATTTGCTGGTTGGGGTACGAGAATAGGTACTGGAATATTAGCTGATAAAGGTATTCGTAAAGGTGTTAAGGTTGTTAAAGAACTAGATAGAACTAGACGTATAGATCAACTTGTAAGAGGAAAAGGTAGATTTGGTCAAGCATTAGATTACGCTCCAACACCTAGTCAGTTAGAGACTAGACGAGAAGTTGGTCTTCAACTGATGGCTCAAATTCAAGAAACTACTCCAGCACCTGAACCAGTTTGGAGATTAACTCAGACTCCTGCAGAAAAGAAATTCTGGATGGATAGATTTAAAGAAGAAGTATTAATAGATGCTAAAGGTAAGCATATCTCTAAACGTATAGAAGGAAGTTATAAAGATTTAGGTTTTAAAAGATCAGAATGGAATGCTTGGTCTAAAGATACTGGTTTCATACACGAGTTCGCAGATAAACCAGCTACAGCTTATGTTGAACATTTAGTAGGAAAAGATAAATATTATGATAGATTTTGGGAGTTACCAAATGAAAAAAGATTTAGGAAAGGATCTAGACATAGCCCTAATAATGTAAGAATTTTATATAGTAATCGCATGAAATCTTTTAAAGATGCTAGTGAAACTATTTTAAAAGAATTATATAATCCAAAAGATCCTATGAATCTACTTCTTTTAGATTATGATATACCAAAAATGAGAGGTAGATCTATTTCAGTTAAACAGTCACCAAGAGATTTATTAATAAGACGTGTTGATGGTACAATAGTTGGTAGATTAGGAGATTATCATGATATTCTCTATGCTTCTAATAACCCAAAACTTGTAGGAAAATATAACACTTTAAGTTATAAATTAGGTAATAATATAAATCCTAAAACCGGAAAACCTTATATAGACTTAAATCAGACTCCTAAAAATATACAAAAACAAATTACAGAATGGCGTAGTAATATTATTCAAGAAAAAATAAAATTTATTATTGATAAAGCTCCTAAATTAAAAGGTAAAACAAAAGAACAAAAATGGCAATACCAAGGTAGTGCTATTGAAAAAGATATGGTTGATTTCTTAGGTGAATATTCCTTCATTGAACCAGCTAAAGGATTTAGACGTCAATTGAAACAAGAACCATTCCAGGCAGCAAGAGGAGGTAAATCTATTAAAACTGAAAAAGATAAATTAGAAGGTAGATTTTTAACTAAAACACAAGAACAGAAAATCAGAAGAGGTAAATATAGACGTAAATTAACTATAAAGGATTTAGATGACTAATACCTTAACCGCTTTACAAGAAGACTTCAAGATGTTCCTAACTGCCCTTTGGGAACAACTTGATCTTCCTTCTCCTACTCGTGCTCA